TTACTATTGGTGGAGCACCAGCAGGATATGCTGACACTAAGGCTCTTGCACCTACAGTAACTATTGGAGGTGCTCCAGCAGGATATAAGAGAATGAGCGTTGCAGGTTTATCTTCTGGTGGAATGGTTCCTAAGTATTTTGCAGCAGGAGGATATGCTCGCAATACTGACACAATACCAGCAATGCTTACACCAGGAGAATTTGTAGTTCGTAAAAATGCGGTAGACAAGTTTGGTGTTAATAATCTTAATAATATTAATGATGGAAGTTCAGCAGCCAACTCAGTGTATAATTATAGTGTCAATATTGATGTTGCTGGTACTGATGCAAGTTCTGCAGATATTGCAAGGGCTGTAATCGGTCAGATTAAGTATATTGACTCACAAAGAATTAGAGGGCAGAGATAATGGCTACAACGGCTTATATGGGCGGTAGAAGGCGATATCAGAGACCCCAAGCACTACTTTGGTCCGAGAACCCAGGGACTCTTATAGAGGGCTCATACGTGCCCACAGGGTATGAAGTAGGTACTAACCCAACAGGCCTTCCAACAGATCAATTAAACCAGTTTTTAATATTATCAGATCATAATCGTGGAGAAATTAACATATCCCCTACTAGAATTGAAGAAAGAAAAAGAACTATTAATGGAAGAATGCGTTCATATCATATTGCAGATAAGTTATCAATTTCTTGGGACTGGAATAACCTGCCATCAAGAGCACATGATGACTTTGCCTATTTTGATGCAAGTGGAAAAGCAAACTTTGGAATATCTGAGTTTGATGATAGAACCAAGGTTACAGAATATACTGCTGATGGTGGCGCAGGTGGTGTAGAGATCCTTGATTGGTATGAAAGCCACAAAGGTTCTTTTTGGATGTTTTTATGTTACGACAAGTATACAAATTTGAAAGATGATGTTTTTAATCAGTTGCCAAAATATAATCAAATAGTAGAGGTATACATAACTGATTTTCAGTATTCAGTCGTTAAACGTGGTGGAGGAAACCACGATCTTTGGAATATTTCAATAACAGTAGAAGAGGCTTAGTGTGTTTGTAAGCGACGAACTAAAGCAACACTTAGAATCTTCATCAACAGTTCAACTAGAATCTCTAGTAATTGCTGAGTGGAATATGAATATGCCAGACAACATATTTAAAATTGGCAACTATCGATACAGATCCCAGGGATCAGACGCTAAGTTTAAAACTATTCCTTCATCATTTGATCAGTTAGATGCTGGACAGTATTACACTGGTGCTACAGATGCTGATGTCACTATTGATGGTGGCTATACCGACACAAATATTCCACAAACATTTAGGTCTAAAAAAGAAAAAATCAACATGATATATTCTTTGGAAGATTGTTTAAAACCATTTCGACCAAGGTCTGGAATTAATAAACCACTATATTTTAAGGGAAGATATTTAGCAAACTCAGGTGCAGAAATATCTAAAAGACCTAGATACTATATGCCATCTAGATATGATGAATTTAAATATTGGACATCATATAGAACAGAAAATAATGTTGAATATGGCGTAGCAAATGTAAAGGTTGGATCTATCAACTATATTAATGATGCTAATCCGTTTGTTGTATACAAGGAAAAGGTTCCAGCAAACAGACTTGTCGTTAAGATGCAAACCAATGTTGGCGATATAAATCTTGGACCTTTTGCAACATCTTCAACTTCAATATCAGATCCGTTTTATGGAGATACTAACAAAACCACACCAGTCAGATGGAAGGTGCAGTATCTGGATAATAACAATTGGGTCGATGCCTATGCTTTTAATGAAGGCTCAACAAGGTCAGATGGAACACCAATCATTAGGTCAGATGGTCATGTTGAGTTACAGTATGGGTTGATTGTTCCAGATGAATATAAAAACTCTTTTATTTTTGCAGAAAAACTAACATCTGCTTTACTTCTTCCAGATAACAATATAGATGGATATGCCTACTTAATTGCATCAAACTCTAGTGATATTGGAGTCTTTCACATATGGAATGAGGCAACACTAAGTTATAAGCAGTTTACTCCAAAGTACGGGTGGCAAGTAGCAGAAGATTCTGTTGGTCATAAAACCAATTTAATTTCAGACTTGACATCTCCAGATTTCTTTATTAATAGAGCAGATAATAGTTCTGTTTATCGTGACTTTACTTATGTTCGTGGAATGCGAATTGTTGTTGAAACAATGAATAAGTTTGACTCTACCTTTGATTTAATTGAAATGTCTCCAAGACTTGCTGTTAATTTATCTGATAAAGTTCTTGACTATACAATTACAAAGTCACTTTCTGATATTGGAAACACATCTCTTCCTGTTGGACAACTGCTTGCGTCTACAGGATCAATATCTTTGTTTGATGATGACCAAGCATTTAACGAAAACAATACAAGCAGTATTATCTATAAGTATATTAATAAAAATATTAAATTTACGTTTTTTGAAAAAATTGTTAATGTTGAGGGATACGATTATTTTGTTCCAATAAAAACATTATATTCAGAAGGATTGCCACAGTCAAACAAGATGGCAGCAACTATAGATATAACACTAAGAGACTTATTCTTTTTCTTAGAGTCAATGCCTGCACCCAGAATTTTAACAACCCAAACATCTTTAAGTTATGCAATCACGCTACTGCTTGACTATATTGGTTTTAGTAACTACACCTTTAAGCGTGTTACTGAAGAGTCTGACCCAATTATTCCATACTTCTTTGTGGCACCTGATCAAAATGTAGCAGAGGTTTTAAATCAGTTGGCTGTAGCAACACAGAGTGCAATGTTCTTTGATGAATACAATAACTTTGTAGTAATGAGTAAAAACTATATGATGCCTTCTTTACAACAGAGACAAACAGACATAACACTTTCTGGTAATAATACATCTCGGGATATTGGAATTATTGAGAACAGTCCAACAAGCACTAAACTACCTAACATAATTACTATATCATCAGAAGATAAAAAAATATTTAATGATGGAAAGATAAATTATACAACCAGATACATTCAAAGATCATATGGCTCTATTAGACAGTCAACAATGATAGATCAAGATAAGACTTGGATATATAAGCCATCACTTTTGTGGGAAGTGTCTGGCACAGAAAATACTAAAACTATTAACGAACTTGCATCTAAGCAGGGAAGTTATGTATTGGGTGCAATGCCGATCAACTCTGATATTGTTGGTGTAGCCCCTACTGTAGTTAATAATTTAGTTACTAACAATATTATTGATCTTGGAGAAAATATTTATTGGCTAACAAGACATGATGGATATTTTTATGCCAATGGAGAAATCATTAGATATGATGCAGTTCAGTTTAATGTTACACTTCCTATATGGTATCCAATTAAAACAGATGGATCACTTGATACAACTAAACCCCAAGTTGTGCTTCCTGGAAAACTTGCACCAAGCAATATAACCAAGGAAGAAGATATTCGTTCTTGGAGAAACTCCAATAGGCAGGGCGGAAGTAATGTGTGGATATCAAGCAATGAAGAGTATCAGAAGTATTTTTCTTCTATCCCATTTAATGGAAAAATATATCCAACAGGACTTGTAAGAATTTTTTCTAAACCATACTATGAAGTTGTTGATGGTGTTACTAGATTAAAGAATGGTGTTGTAGAGTCACACGGAAGAGCGCAGTTTGGAACAACCCTCACATCTCACTCTGCGGGTATTGATCAATATTGGTCTAATGTAGAAAATGTTCGTGGCTGTGATATGAAGTCTCAATATCTTTTTAATCTTTCTCCAACCGCAAATATTCAGGCACAGGCAAAGGCTTTAGGACTTGTTGCAGGAACTGCAGGACAAAATAATACGCTTGCTAAGCAAACAACCAGAAATGGCGTTATTAAAAACTTTATGGCAACAAACTATTTAACAGAGACAGATGTCAATAAGTTAAAAACAACTCAGTCAGGAACTATACAGTCTTCTGCACTAATATTAAATGGACCGTCTTTTAAAACAACTGAAAAACCTGTTGACTTTGTATCTTATGTATATAAGAAATTAGACAATGCCTATAAACATTTTGGAACAAGAATGAGGGTAGTGGGAAAAATTGAAAACAATATTGGAAGATCTCAAACACCAATTGGTAGTACGTCATATTATCAAGTTACTGGATCTTTGTCTAATCAGCCCGTAAGCATTGGAGGAGGCTCTGGAGGCTTAGCAGTACTTCTAAATCCAGAAACAAACAATGGGTATTACTTTGAAATTATTGCATTAACAGAAAATAACATTGAGTCCTATTCAAATAGTCAGTTAGTTAATAACATAATTTTTTATAAGGTTATGCAGAAATCAGGAACAACAGAGGCTATTCCAGTAAAGTTGTGGGGTGGTCTAACAAATATATTGGTAGATGATGGTCGATTCACTGGTCAATACCGTATGACTGGAGAAGAGAATCCAACAGTTTATGACCTATCTGTAGAATATCAGGACATAGGAAAAGTAAGAAAATTCTATTTATATATAAACAATAAGTTAGTTCAGATTGTAGAAGACACTGACCCACTACCAGTTTATAATAATATGGCATTATTTTCTCGTGGATCGTCTAGATGTATGTTTGAAAATATTTATGCTGTTGCAGCAAACTATTCTCAGAACACTGTGTCAACCGTTACAGACACTTTATCACAAGCCTTTGGTGATGGAGGAATTAATCTAAATGAGTCATTCAGAAAGTATGCTGTTAGTGGTGCGGTACAGTCAACCTACCTATCTGGCATTAGTTCTCAACAATCTCCAAAATACAACATGTACTTTGACGAGTTTGGAACTATTATGAGAGAATGTGCATATTTTGATATTAGATATGATCGTGCATATCCAGCACTATATGCACAACTATCACCAACATTTAATAGAATCAAGGGATATACTACCTCTGGATTCCAAGCAGATTCTTATGGGGCAGAGTTTTTAATTTTTAATGCAACTGATAAAGCACTTAGTCTTGACGAAACAACTGGAAACTTTTTAAGAATTCAAGGTATTACATTTACACAAGATACTACACACGAACTTACAGTAGATGAATACTTTAAAAAGCGAGGTAGTTTCTCAGATCCAGAACTTAAAGGCAATCAGGTAATAGTTTCTCCTATTATTGAAAGCCTTAAGTATGATGAGATAAAGCAAAGCAGAATGATATACGGTAAGAATGAATTTTCAATCAATAGCCCATACATACAAACAGACGACTCAGCAGAATCCCTAATGGGTTGGATTATTGAAAAGTTGATGAAGCCTAAAAAATCTGTTGGTCTCGATATTTTTGCAACACCAACCATACAACTTGGTGATATTGTTTCTATTAACTACAAAGATTCTTCTGGGTTAGATCTAGTATCACCGACCACATCTAGGTTTGTAGTATATAATATTGAGTATTCAAGAACAAGCGCAGGTCCTAATATGAAAGTCTATGTGAGCGAGGTATAAAATGGCAGAAGTTAGTTCAACACCAGCAACACCGTCTAATCCTGTATTAGCATATGTATCCTCAAACTCACTAGACCAAGTAAAAACATCTATCCCTGGCAATATATTATTTGATGATGACCTAGTTCCAATTGAGTTGATGACCGATCTTGTGTTTGAAAATATTGGTGGTCAAGAACTAATCAACATTGCTCGTAATGATACAGTAAATGGACAGCCACTTTCATATCAGTTAATTAAAAATCTATCTGATATTGAGCAACAGTATAATCCAAATAATATCCTTAGCCTACAGTCTACATCAAATAGATACTTTAATAACTTCCCTATTAAACTAGATAGAAAAGTTCCATCCTCTCCAACAGGACCTAATGGAAAGCATGTTTATTCAGATATTCAAACAGGAGATGTGGTTATTGAGGCTGTAAATTTAGAAGCAGATGAGCAAATAGAAATACAAATCATCACAAATGGTACAATATATGAGTCACAACTTGGAATGGAACAATCATGATTACTAATACTGGTAAGTCTATAATTGGCAAATATCTTTTAGGCCAGGCACCAGCCTACGCTTCTTACATTGCTGTGGGCTGCGGTAAAAAGCCATTACTCTCTACAGACACTCTTGGCGATTATTCAGGACAGGATAATCTTGCATTTGAGATGTTTAGAGTTCCTATTTCATCAAGAGGTTTCATAAATGAAAACGGTACAGAAAAGATTGTCCTAACAGCAGAGATGCCAACAGAAGAAAGGTATGAAGTTACAGAAGTAGGTATATATTCTGCTGGTACAAACTCATCTGCTGGAGCCTATGACAGTAAGACTGTGTTTGCATTTACACAAACAGAGAACTGGAACTACCATACTGAGTCAGCAGCAACTGCAATTACTACAATAACAGAACCACTAGACTCTCCAAATGATGATAATATTATTGCAACAACAAGTGCAGTATTTCAAACCAATGCAGACAATACAATTTTCTACAAGCCATCTAGACTAGAAAGATATGAAAGACCAAGGTTTTTTAATAATGTTATTTTGATGAGTGGTGATGATGCAGATCTAACCATTAGTTCTACTGCTGGTCCTACACTAAATCATTTTGTTATTGAAAATGGATCTAACCATATACACCTTACAAATCCTAATGTTGATTTTAGTAAAAACTCTCCAACAGATGAACTACGTTTAGCATTTTCTATTGTAAATAAAGATGGTGCATCTGAGACTTTACAAAATGCTTCATCTCCAGACTCTATCAGAATTTTGGTTGATTTTGCATCAACCGATTCTTCTTCACCAACTGCCTTTGCAAGATTTGAAGCGGAGTTAGTTAATGGAACTGGGACAGGGGAATATGATTTTGATTCCAATAGATATTTTGTAATTTCAAAACAGATACAGCAACTTTACGTAAGTCCAAACTTTACTTGGGATTCGGTCACTGTTGCTAAGATATATACAACCGCAATTGTAAGCGATGCTCCATCTTCAGACTACTACATTGCTCTTGATGCAATGAGACTTGAGAATGTTTCATCTTTAAACCCGCTATATGGATTAACGGGATACTCTGTCATTCAAAATGAAACAGCATCTAGTATAGTTAAGTCTCCTAATACAAGTAATTATATTGAGTTTAGATTTTCAATAGGTGTCTCATAGTGGCTAACGAAAGTATTAAAAAGGCTAGAGTACTTGAGAGCAAACTTCCAGCAATTAATTCTATAACTGAAGGATATGAAGTAAGGTATAGAGTAGTATCTGAAGATAAAAACAGAACCTCACACTGGTCTCCAATATTTTTAGTACAGCCAGAGTTCACATATGTTCCAGGAACAATCCATCACAGCAAGGCTGGAGATATAAGCACTGTTGCTTGGAACTCTGTTGAAATTAAAAAAGGAACAACCTTAATTAAAGAAGCAACATCTTATGATATTTGGGTAAGATGGGATAGAAACGACGGTGGAGACTGGGCATATAGATCCAGAATAGATACATCTAGCATTTCTTTAATTACCCCAGCAACATATACAAAAAACAATATTCTACAGGCATCAGCACCGAATAGATTATCTGTTGAAATTTACTTAAAAGGTTTTCCAATATCTAGGGACACTGCTTTTTTGAGAGTTTATCAAGGTGGACCATGGACAGTTTAATGATATACTTTAATAGGAGGAAATAATGGCAAAAGTACCGCTACCAGAAAGAGGGCAACCTCTTGATGTTTCATATATTTATCAGTTAGCAGACACAATCAATGATCTGTCTACACAGGTATCTTCTGCAACATATAACTATACAACGATTGATTCTGGAACTGCTGGAAAGCAAAGTGTAAAAACATCAGAAACAAGATTTGTTGGGGGATATGTTAGTGTTGCAAATAACAGTACGGTTTCAGCATCATCTGAAAAGCCGTTTTCCTATAGTTTTCCAAGTGACTATAAATATGCCCCAATTGTTACAGCAACAGCCGTTAACGTTGGTGGCACACCTGCTGGTCAAAATGTAACAGTTATCTTGCAAAATATTACAACATCAAAGGTGGATGGTGTTGTTAGGTTTGGTGCTTCTGGAGATCTGTCATTGGCAGTTAACCTAATCATTATTGGCATACCAAACTAAACGGAGATAACTGAGTGCTTTTTTGTAAGAAGTGTAAAGGTCGTGTATTTGTTGACAGACAGTATACGACAATAGATCATGTTGAAACTTTTTGTACAATGTGTGGTTTTAGAAACTTTTATCACCCGCCAATGGAAAGTCAGGAAGGCAAATGGCTACTACTAAAGGAAAGATCCAGAGCGAAGAATACAATAACGAGCCTGTAATAAAAGGCAAGGTTCGTGTATGGTTTCTTAACGGTGACTTAGTAAGAGTTCACCACAGATCAAGATCTACTGGAATGATTACGTTTTATAATATTACTAAAGATAGGCTAGAGACATGCTTACTTTCTGATTTTAAAAAGAACAAGGAAAGAGCATACAGTGTAGCAGAGACTGCTGTTCTTGTCAATAGGCACAGAAAGTATATTCCAACATTAATTAAACAAGGAAAGATCCCGCCACCTATAGGTGCACAACTTAATGGAGAAAGACATTGGCAGGTAAGAGCATATTACTCTGAATCACATGTCAGAGAGATACGTGCTATACTTGCAAGTATACATATTGGACAACCAAGAAAAGACAAATTAATAACTAACAACATGACTCCTACAAGCCAAGAGTTGACACGGCGAATGGGAGACGGTATACTTACATATACAAAGACAGAAGATGGAAGATATATTCCAGTTTGGTCAGAGAGTATTTAAAATAGAAACGGGTGGGGAATGGAAAACGATTCAACTAAAGTAAATGTAACGCTAGGCTATACACTAAATCTAGGCAACTTTCAATCATTGAGACTTGATCTTGGTGTGGTTGATAGCAAGCGTGATGGAGAAACAACAAACGAGGCTTTTGAGCGTGTGTATAAGTTTGTTGAAGATAAACTTACTGAGAAGATCAACGAAGCAAAAGAAGAAATTAACGAATAGTGGCTGACCGCAAAGACCGAATGGCTTTGCTCAGTAGATTTAATAAGTTTTACCTGCAAAGGTATGAGCAAAAGTCTAACATGAATCTTAACGTAGAACAGTGGGCTGCAGATGCACTCATTGAGTCTTATGGTATTGGTGAATGCTATGATACTTTAGAGTATTATTTTTCTATTGCACAAGACCCGACATGGAACTATTTTGCATACAATATGGAAAAAATTATAAATGGTAAACTAGAAGTAGAGCAAGATTATAGAGAACGCAAAGAGCGCAGGGCATTAGCAAGGGAGTGGTTAAGTGAATAATACAGAGTCAAAGGTAATATCTGCAGTACTAGAAGATAAGCAGATCCACGTATTATTGCAAGCCAATGTTGAAACTTTACTAAGAACACATAATGATATCTGGAACTTCATTAGATTATACTCTGAAAACAATCAGTGTCTTCCACCAGCAGACCTTGTAAGAGAAAAGTTTAGAGACTTTGAGCCAATTGCTGGAGTTGGTTCAACAAAGCACCATCTAGAAGAACTACAGACTGAATATTTAAATGACAGCCTTAAAGACATTCTTCGTAATGCAGCAGGTGAAGTGCAGGGTGGGAATGGCGTTGGTGCCCTAGAGCATCTAATTACAAAAACTTCAGAACTTAAAAAGAATACTGCAGCAATTCGTGATATTGATGCAACAGATCTTGAAGATGCAGTTGCTTATTTTGAAAGAGTTAAGAAGCAAAATGAACTAGGTGCGGTTGGCATTAAGACTGGTCTTCCAGGGTTTGACAACTATCTACCTGCTGGAATTATGCCAGGACAACTAGGAGTCTTTCTAGCCTATCCAGGTATTGGTAAGTCATGGATGGCTCTTTACTTTGCTGTACAAGCATGGAAGCAAGGCAAATCCCCAATGATTATTTCTCTTGAAATGTCTGAGACAGAAGTTCGTAATCGTGTATTTGCAATTATGGGTGAAGGTCTTTGGTCTCATCGCAAACTATCCAATGGTGAAGTTGAGATTGACATGCTTCGTAAGTGGCATGCCAACAAAGTAGAGGGTCGACCAGAGTTTCACATTATCTCAAATGATTCTGGTGGAGAGGTAACTCCTTCAGTAATCCGTGGAAAGATCGATCAGTACAAGCCTGATTTTGTTGTGGTTGATTACCTACAGTTAATGAGTCCAAATCAGAGGGCTGATAGTGAAACGGTAAAGATGAAGAACCTTTCACGAGAACTTAAACTTATGTCTATTAGCGAAGAAGTCCCTATTATTGCTATCTCATCTGCTACACCTGACGATGTAAAGGATCTTAGTACTCCACCTACACTTGGACAAACAGCGTGGTCAAGACAGATTTCTTATGATGCTGACTGGCTACTTGCACTTGGTAGAGGGGCCAACAGCGATATTATTGAATGTGTATTTAGAAAGAACCGTAATGGATTTATGGGAGACTTTTTGGTGCAGGTAGACTTTGATAAAGGTTATTATCGATATAAGGATTTTGAAGATGGCAAGTAATATCTATAGTGAAGAACAGATCAGAAGAGTTCTTAACGGCGCTGGTGTAGAGATTGAAGCAGAGTTTGGTAACAACTTTATTGTATTCTGCCCATATCATAATAATACAAGAACTCCAGCAGGAGAAGTCTCTAACGAAAGTGGTTTGTTCTTTTGCTTTGGATGTCAAACAACAAAAGGGCTTGAAGAGTTTATAATGCACATGACTGGCAGAACATACTTTGAAACTGTCCGTTATATTAAAAGCAAGCAAACAGAGACAGACATTGAGAAGGTTGTTAATAAAGCAATGTATGCAGCACCAGACTTTGTTCAGTATGATGAGTTGCTCATTAAGAGATTGAACAACCAAGCATTAGAATCACCAAGAGCAATGAGATACTTTGAAGGAAGAAAGATTACTCGTGAATCTGTTATAAAGTTTAATCTAGGTTTTTCTGAAAAGCAAGACTCAGTAGCAATTCCAATGCAGTCTCCAGATGGTATGACTATTGGTTTTGTTGCAAGAACAATTGAAGGTAAAGAATTTAAAAACACACCTGGACTACCAAAAGGCAAGATACTATTTAACTTGCACAGAGTAAAAAGTTCAAGCACAGTCTATGTAGTAGAGTCATCGTTTGATGCCATACGATTAGATCAAGTAGGTTTCCCAGCAGTAGCAACTCTGGGTGCTAATGTGTCTATCTCACAAGTTAGACTATTAGAAAAGTACTTTCCAAACATTGTACTAGTTGCAGATAATGATGAGGCTGGTAGCATTATGAAAGATAAGTTAATTGAAAAACTTGGTTCTGCTGTCAGTGTAATTCAGTTAGATAAAAAATATAAAGACATTGGCGATATGGATGATAGCGCAATCAAGAACATTGAGTTCCAGTTTGACAAATCTATATCGTCTATGCTAAACTAATATAAACAACAAGAAGGAGATAATATGAGCGTAGTAAAGGGATTAAAAGCAATCAACGCCCTGCTCGACAAGCCAAAGTATGACGAAAACTCACCAAAGGTAAAGTGGCTAAAACTTGCCGATGGTCAATCAGTAAAAATCCGTTTCATTGAAGAACTAGATGAAGACTCACCAAACTATAACGAGTCTCGTGGTCTTGCACTAGTTGTTAAGGAACATACAAATCCAAAGGACTATAAGCGTAAGGCTGTAGATACTATGGAATCAGAAGGCCGTGACTGGGCTGAAGAAATGCATCGCAAGGATCCAAAGGCTGGATGGCGTGCTCGTCTTCGTTTCTATTGCAACGTACTCGTTGATGATGGAATTGAAGCACCTTATGTTGCAATCTGGTCAATGGGTATCAGCAAGCAATCATCTTTTAACACAATCAAAGAGTATGCTATGGAAACAGGAAGCATCTCAAACGTACAGTGGAAGTTAAAGCGTAATGGTCAGGGAACTGAAACCAACTACACATTAATTCCATCTGCTCCAGACAAGGAACCATTTGAATGGTCCAATGTCGAACCATTCCCATTGGAACTTGCACTTAAGAAGATTCCATATGCAGAACAAGAAGCCTTCTATCTAGGCTTTGACGGTCCTACAACAACTTCTGCTACCAACACAGACTGGTAACATGAACTACGCAGGCTTACACGTACACACACACTATTCATTATTTGATGGTGTTGCTACTCCAGAAGAA